CTTTCGTGCATCGCCAGGCGATAAACGCGTTTGAAGTCGGCCGCGCCTGTTACCTGTTGCACCTGGCCGCTAGTCGACGCCACGTTAAGCGTGGGCATGCGCAACCACTTGTTGTATTGCCGGATTTCGGTGTTGAAAGTGATCCTGGCCGCCTTGTACTTCGGATCATTCTTCAGGTAAAAGCCGGCGGCCGCTGGCGAAAACCCGTAACGTTCGTAAGGCTCAGCTTCGGCGAGATCGGCCACGCGGATGGGCTCAACAGGTGGCAGCACCACGTTAGAGCATCGCTGGCACTGGATCATGTAATCGCCGTTCGGGAACTGGTGGCGGAACACGGCGAACTGTTCATCGGTGCCTTCGCGGTATCCGGCCAGATCCATGCCGCCTTTTTTGTGCGGGCACTGCTGGATTCTGGTTTTGCGCTGGCGCTCTTCATCGGCCAGCTGGTAAGCGCGATCTTTTTGCTGCTTGCGTAGGTTTTCGCGCTTGTTTTTCCGTTCCATCAAAGCTTCTTCGGCGTCTTCTGCAGCGGCCAGCGCGGTGTTCAGATTCGCCTGCTTCAGCCTGATTTCCAGATCTTGAAGGATTTCTTCGCGGGTTAGTGTTTTTTCAGCCATTGAATTTACACTCGTTTTTCAGATTTTCCAGACATGAAACTATGCCGTTTTGCTCTTCACTCGCATTTAACCACGCTTCGAAGTGCACGCAAAAGCTAAAATGGCCACCGCGGTGGTGGCAATCAGGGCACCTAGCCACGGGCTCTTCCGGCTCTTCGTCGGATAAAGCGATCGCAGCGGGCCCCACATCCACGGCGCAATCGTCTTCCTCAAGATCCACGGCGCGCAGCCCCTGCATGATCATCAGGTAACGCGTGGCCACCTTGCCTTCGGGCACGCCGAAGACATGGTGCACTGTTTCTTCCGTAGCGAAGCGTTTCCGCACCACTTCGATCAGCACCGTGCGCCAGCCGCGAACGATATCTTTCGGGATCTTATGAGAATCGAAGGTGGCGACGTCGAATTCACGCAGATCGCAGCCAGGCACCCAGCAGCAATATTCCGGAACATCCGGCTTCCTGCAGATCTGCAGGCCCAGCAGTTCATAATCGCGCAGCCGCTGGCGGCCGGCCTCTTCCTGCTTCACTTCGGCGATCGCATCGCGCCAGCGCCGCATGTCCAAAAGGTTTTCGGGATTCTCGCCGATCTTCAGCTTCGCCAGCGCCACATCGCGCGGATTCAATTCCTTCGCCACCACAGCCGCATCAGCCAGGGAAAACCAGCACTGCAACCCGCAAGCCCTCAGCAGATCCAGCAGGTGGCCAGGCTTCAGCACGCGGCCCGTGCGCGCTTCCACATCCTCATAGTCTTTCGGATCCAGGAAGCGGAATTTATCGAGTTCCAAACGCTGTTCACTTTCCAGCTGCAGGCGCGCCAGTTCATCCTGCGCCTGGCTGGTGGGTTGCGTGGGATTGTCGATTTCGGCCAGTTCGCCGGCGGCGATCGCCACTTGCATGGCCGGCGCGATCTCCGGCCCGGCCATGTCGCGTTCGTAGGAGTCGACGCCGAATTTTCGCCTGGCGAAAATCTCTTTGGCTTGTTTTTCTTGTTCGGGAGAGAGCGAAGGAAATTGATCTGGTGTAGGCATAAGGTGTTAGGAGTCTGGCCCGGTTCGCCTTCCCCAAGGTTTGGCCGGGCCAGTGTTACGTGTTTAGGAGGTAATTCACGCGGTTGTAAACCTATGCCACTTATTCACCGATTGTCAACGTCAAAATACAGACTTTCATGTATTGAAAAGAGCATCACCCAGGCGTTAAGTTTTGGACTCAGATTCACCCATCCCACCTTCGAAGGTTCTCCGTATGTCCGAAACCCAGCAGCCCGCACGCGTTAACACCCTCACTTTTTCCGAATGGCTTGAAAAACTCCACCAGGATGCCACCGATTCAGAATATGCCCTGAAGCTGTATGGAGTCAGCGAAACGATTCTTGGTCGGCTTTGGGAAGCCGGCGTGGATCCTAACTTGAAAAGTCTACTGGTTTCTCCCTTGAAGAAATATCGAGATCGCGCGGCTGCATAAAAAACGGGCCCACCGTGAAGTGGCCCCGTTCCTTTGCTGCCTGCACACCCATCGCACTTCTTTTTTTTAGCTCACTGCCGAAGCTGCCTGAATCACGCGCAAACGCGCCGTGGTCAGATCCGGCCCGAAGCTGGTGGTGAAGTGGCATTTGTAAGACGCGGCCGCGGGGATCACGCCAGCCGGATCGTACGCCGTCTTCGGGAAGTTGCGTTCGATGTAGCACTCGATACCCTGCCATGCTCCATCATCGATTGCCGTATCGCCAGGCGCTGCCATGTCGTAGCTGAACACGCCATCCTGGCCGAAGAGATAGCACGAAAGCCCGGTCAAGCCGGAAACGCTCTGGTAATTGGTGATCGTCGTCACCAGGCCAGTGCGCCAGAATCGCGCGTTCGAACTCGGATATTCCACGCGTTCCATCAGATCGGTGGAAACGAAGTTATCGATTCGCGCCAAACCTTCCTTCGTGTGCTTCGCGATATCGATCGGCGAATTGTTGCTGGTGTCGCTGGCCACGTCACCTTCCTGGAATGGATGGATGACGCCGGGGAACTGCGCGTCATCATCCAGCGGATGGATGGCGCGGCCGGCCATGGACATGGTGTTGTTACGGATCACGTTCAGCGAAAGCGTGGTGAACACGGTTGTGGAACTGGCCGCCAGCTGCACGCGCGCGCTCGTATCGTAGGTGTACGCCGTATCTGCCAGCGTGCGCACCAGCGCCGAAAGCGTCTGCCCCAGCTGATAGCTCATTTCCTTACCGATGTTGCCCGGCACATCATCGATCGCCGTGGCCATCGCGCGGCTGGAAACCTGCGCAAAGTCGGAATATTCACCGATCACAGCGGCGCTCTGCGTCGGCGTGATCGTGATTCCCTGGCCCGGCAACGTGCCTTCAGCCGTCTGCACCAGGTTCGGGGGAAGCGTGGGATACATGAACATCACGTACGTGCTGCCGGTTTGCGGCTGCCATCCAATACGCGTGCTTACCATCACGAAGACGGTATTGTGCTTCAGATTTTTGCGGAAGTTCGAATCCCACTTGATAACCGTGGATTGAGGAAGATTGCTTTGAACGTTCGACGCGATCAAACCCAGCCCCCAGATCGGGCGAAACCAGATCGCCACGTAGGACGGGCAGCTTTTCGCGATCGCGAAAACGAACGCGCGGAACAAATCAAAGAAGAAATCGGCGATTGCGGCCAGCACCATCAGGAAGCTAAGCATTCTGCCCTCGATTGCGGAAATATCCGCGGTGCGTGATATCGAAGGCTGATCGCTTTTAGGCTAGTGCGTCGATCTTCGCCAGCTGCGCTTTCGATAAAGCGTTCACTTTATCGGCCGGTAGCCGTTTCACGATCACCAAAGCCGCTTTTTTCCAATCTGCCGGCTTTGCCGCTAGCTGTTGCGCGCTCAAACTTTCGATATCTTGCCAGGTCGGCCCACTACTCAGAACCGGCTGCCGGTTTCCCGAAGTGGAATTCCGGTTGTTCAGTGCTGATGACGTTGGCACCCTGCGCGTTGTCGGCTGCGCTTCAGCTTCAGAGGAATCCGCCCCTGGTGCTGGATCCGCGCCCGGCTGCGATTTCGCCGGATCTTGCCCTGCCGCAATCGGAGCATCGGAAAGCAATCCCGCTTTCTTCAGCCGTTCCCAAGCTAGCACCAGATTTTCGTAAGTGTGATACAAATTTCGCTTGTCGCACCAAAGGAATAACGCCGCCACGTCGCGGGGAACCTTCCAAACATGGCCGTAAGGCGATTTATATTCCGAATCTGCAGGCTGGTTTACCATTTCCGGATGTTCGCGGCCGAAGCGCGCGCCGGCTTGCACTTCGATCTGCCGGATTTGCAGCTGCGATAGGTTTTGAAAATCCTCATTCGTGCCCGTGCGCTTGCCGGAAAGTTCATCGTAGGCTTCCTGAATCGTTTCCGGATTCGCCATCATCTTCGCCAGGCGCACGCGATCCGCGGGCGAAAGATCCTGTCTTTTGAACGTCGCCTTGTCTCGAGTCATGGCACCAGCTGGTAACGCTTCGTCATCCGGTTGCGGTTCGATCGCGTGTGTTGTCTTCATGCGGCGCATTTCCGCCTGCATCCGGTTATTGTTTTCCACCAGCTTTTGCGCCAGGTTTTCCGGCGTGCCATCGTACTGGATCACCTGTTCGCCGCCCATGGCCTGGCCGGCAAGTTCGTGGCCTTCAGGAAAAGTCGGCTGATATCGATATTCTTTTACTTCGGCTTCGTTCATCGTTTCGTCTCCGATTGAATGCGTTGCAAGAACTGATGGCAAGTGCCGTTTAAAATTTCCTGTGGGCTGAAGCGAAACACCTTCCAACCCAGCATAGCCGCTTCGCGATATTTTTCCATGTCCTTCAAATATCCGCCGGCGCGAAGATGCCGGCCCTGCGTGAAGATCCCGCCTTCGATCTCTAAAGCGAAGTTCGGCGAGATCCCATCAGGCGAAGGGCACGTGATCATGTAATCGAAGCGCCAGGCGCGATCCGGATGGAACTTGAATTCCGGCTGGAAAGAAAACCCCAATTCGTGCAGGTGGATTTCCAGCAGAATCTGCGCGTCTGTTGCTTCGGTTTGATCTTTTCTCTTCATCAGTTCGGTGGTGCCATCAGGTTCGTTTCCGGCATCGCCGGCGGCGCGTCTTTCTCCATCACGGCCAGCAGCGGCTTTTCCGCTTTCTTCAAAATCGCTTCCGCGAACTTCGCCAGATCAGCCTTCCAGATCCCATGGTGCTGGATCACCGATCGAAACTCTTCCACATCATGGCCGCGCGATCGCCAGAGTTTGCGCCCGCGGGCATCCACTTTCTGATTATCGTGCGCGTCCAGCATCGGCGCGGCGTGGCAAAGTTCGTGATCCAACAAAGCCAGCTTGCGCGCGTCAGTGAACCCCTTCAGATCCCACATGTCTTTGTTCAGGAAGATTACAAAATCGCAATCCGCGCGCAGTTCGCGCTGCAGATCCGTGGCCTTCAGGCAGCGGCCCAGAGTTAAACGGCCGTCGCGATTCTGCTTCCATCCCGTGCGCCAGGCCAGCACGATCCTCGCTTCAGCCAGATCTGAATGCCACTTGCCGCGCGCCTTCGCCAGCAAGGTATAGGGCATGCTGCCCTCTTCCACCAGCGTGATATCACAGCGTTTATTCTTCGCCAGTTTCGCCATTGTTTAGAAGCTCCAAAAGTCTGGTGGTGCGATCGGGCAAGGCTTCGCCTGGTGTGGGCGCTTTGCCTTTCGCGTTTTTGGGTTGCCGAAGGATCGTGGCTTGCTTTTCAATCCTTACAGCGATTCCTTCCCACAAAGACATGGCCGTATTCGCGCGCCGCGCGGCTTCCACGGTCATAGTGTGATAGTTGGGATCCATCGGATTCAACAGGAACACCACATCGCGGAATTCGGCGCACGCCGCGATTGCGATCTTTTGAAGTACGACAAAGCCGGGCAAATCGAGAATCTGCCCTAACTGCGTTCTTTCTTCGTCGCTAGGTTCGTATTGCGATGTGATCGGTTTTCGGTTCGATCGCTTTGCGTTTTTCGGTTTCGCCATTCGGTTCGCTTTCGCCTAATCCACCTGCAGACAGCTCACGATCCGCCACATGCCCGGCCACCTGCAGGTGCCTTCGATCCGCCCCAGACGGTAAGCAGTATCCCGCGAATCCGCCTGAAAGCATATAACTTCTTTGCGCACTACTTCCTGATTGTGCGCCCAGCGCCGCCAGATCGGCCGCCGCCGGATTTCGAAAGTCACTTCGAAAAGTTTATTCATTCTCTCACTCGCCTGGCGGAAAATCGCCGCCGGAATAATCCATCAGTTTCAGAAAAACATGCCATTCACACCCATCTGGACTCGAATGATCAGGAGATCCAGCCGGCCCATGCTTGTGGTAAAAAGACGCCGTTACAGTTCCGTCTGCGTGGACATGGTGTAGCCCAATCCCGCAAAGCATCCCGCAATTGCAGCGGATAACCGGCTTCACTGGCTCTAAGGTTCCATTTTCCAGCCGTCGAACTGGCTGAAACCAACCTGGCGCACCGGCTCGATTTTCAAAATCGTCGTTAGAAATTTGGGGAATCTCTATCACTCGTTTGCTCCCAGTCCCGGCCCTGAAGGTGTACCCGTGATCGCTTCGCCCAGCGAAGACGCTTCCATGGTGCGATCAATAATGTGTTCGCGTAGCTTGTTATCGGCCTTCTGATCTTCCAGAGCCGAATCCACCTGCCCTTGCTGCTGGATCTGCGCAAACTTGCCGCCAGGGCCCATTTGCGATTGCATCTGTTGCTTCTGCTGATTGCGCTGCTGTTCCTGTTTTGTCAGCGGCCGGATGATCTCATTTGCAATGCCGGTTCCGCAATGGCTTGACAGCAACAGCAGTTTATAAATCGTCTGCACATCGATCGTGGTGCCATGGACGTCGGCCAGGAACTGCTGCATTTCCGGATTCATCCCGTATTCGAACATCAGCACCAGCGATTGCGCCAGGTTGCGCAAAGCGCCCAGCTTCGCGCCCAGCAGAACATCATAGGAAAATTCGGTGTTGCAAAAATTATCCAGGTTGAAGGCTTTTTTGTTTGTGGCCGGATCGCCTTTGATGAACGCCTGGCCCAATTCTTCGCCCAGAATTTGCATGATCTCATCATCGGGCATGTGGTGAAAGACAAACCACACCAGCACGCCGATAAAGGGAAGGAACACCTGTTGCACCACGTTATCCATCGGGCCATCCAGGCGCGTATCAGACGCGCGGCCCATCTGCGCCGCGCCGCCGGCCGTGCGCCCCATGCCAGCGCGCGGGCCCGCGGTAGATCCCTGCACCAGCATCGAATCCGCGCCGGTGGCGGATTCACCTTCCTTTGTCGATTCCTGCAGCACTGGCCAGATGGTGGGATCCACCTTCGCCATTTCCATGATCTTCATGCCGCCGGCCTGGAAGGCTTGTTCCGTCACCGTCAAAACTTTGTTCGCGCCGATGCGCAACACGCGCGGGCTCTGGCCGATGGAATCCGGCGCGATGTGTGGCGCGTTCAGACTTAGCGCCAGCAGCTTCAGCGCGCTGTTAACCATCCATTGGCTTAGTTGCTGATTGTTCGCGCCGATCTGGCCGATGCCCAGCCCCACGATCGCATTCGGCAAATTCCAGTAGTTACCAGACAGGAAGCCGAATTCCGCTTCGCCCGATCGGATCACCGCGCTCCGCTGCAGCACGCTGATGACGTGCGCATTTTCCTGATCCAGATATTCCAGGATTTCCAGCTTGCGACGCAGCGGATTCGATTCCGGCATGTTTTCCGGTTTCGATTGATGCGTGGATCCGCGAAGCTCTTCCTGTTGCTGCGCGGCGATCGGCGTGGGCATCACGTTCTGCGTTTCCGCGGGCGAGAAAAATAAATTGATCAATCCGCCGGCGATCACGGTTTCTTTATCGTGTTCATCGCGCAGAATCTGATCGTCTCCACCCAACAGGATATCGGGCAGCTTCGCGCCGGGGATCGTGTAATTTTTCGTATCGAGTGCCAGCCGCTGCAGATCGTAGAAGTCGACTAGCCGGCGGCGCACCACCCATTTTGCCAGGCGAATATCGCCGCCCTTCGCCGATGGCTGCCAAACAATGGTGTCATCAGACGCCAGATCGATGTGCTCGAAGCGAATGCGCTTCACGATCTTGTAACTCTTATGAATTTCAGGTGGCCGCACCAGCGTGGCTTTCGGCGCAGCGCCAGATTTCCCCGCTGGCAGCGTGATCTGCGAACTAATTCGGCGTTCTATACAGCGCTCTTCCTCGTCGACGTAATAGATTGCGGCCATGGTGCCCTTCAGGGCCCACTGTTCCACGCCTAATTTGAATTGTTCTTTGAAGCCGTGGCGCAGCGCCGGCATCTTGCCACTGGCACCGTAAGCCGGCCCAGCTTCTTTCATCAGACGCCCCAAAAGCACTTCCCACGCCTGCGCGCTTTCGGTTGTCATGTTCGGGCCCGGTTCGATCACCAGCGGCGGATCCTGCGAAAACAGCGCCTGCATCACCTGCGCCACTACCGAATTGACCCACTTCGCCACATCGAACCGGCGAAGGTTCGGCTCTAAGGTGTAAGAGCCTTCCCAGAAGCTATACGGCCGCGGCGATCGGTAAACCACGTCACATGTGGTCCATTCCAATTTGTAAGAGGATTCGCCGCCCAGCCAGATCTGCGCTTCCTGCCACGCTTGCACCACCATAGCCAGTTCATCGGCTTCAGACTGAAGCATGCCGGTGGCTGTGAAAGATTCGCGCCCCAGCAGTGCGCTCGGTTCGCCGGCTTGTTCTAACAGGGCCATTTATTTTTTCTTCGGCGGAACAGGTTCCTTTTGTGACATGTCGAATCCCAGATCTTCCAAACCCGCCGCGGCAAGCGTGGCCTTTACTTCCGCGCCATGCTTCGGACAATCCGCCCGCTGCAGCACTCCACAAATACAAGGCAGTTCGTTGCTCATAGATCCCCTGGCAAATCGGTGCTGATCAGATCTTCCAGCCCTGGATCCTGGCGCGTGCTGCCCGCGCCGTATCCCAGCGTGCGCTGTTCCCACAGCTGCCGGCGTTCGTTGTCTTCAGCTTCGCCCACGATCAGTTCGCTTTCAGTAATAAAGTGGTGGCACAGCAAATTCAACATCGCCACAATATCATCATGGTGCTTCGGGGAAGGGAAATTTTCTAGTTCCTCGTAGGCTTCCTCTATCTTCGCGATCGCCGTCGACATGATCAGCTGGCCCTTTTGCATCATGCGCGAAGGATATTCGGCGTTCACTTCGGTGCGCTTCCATTGTCCCTGGCCGATATCAACCCATTCGATTTCTGGCCCAACCCAACCCAGCCGTATCAGTTCCAAACGGATATCCCGTTTCAGCCACTTCACGCCCACGGAATTTTCGATGCCCACGCGATCCGGCCGCTGCCGATAAATCTCTTCCGCGATCCATTCAGGCATCAGATCTTCATTCACGCGATCGCGTTTGATGGCACTCAAATAAACACGGCCGCGCGATATCGTTGCCGTGCCTAAAACGGAGAGATCCGCCCGCGGCTTGTCCGAATAGGCGAGATCGCCCGCCATCACCTTCAGGCCATCCTGTGGAACTAAGTTCCAAGGCTTCGTGGCGCGCACAAGGATCGCGCGCGTAAACTTCACCGTGGATTTAAGAGAAACGTCCAGAAGCATCTGCGTGGCCACCGTATCGCGGCCGGATGGCATAGCCCATTTATCCTGTACCTGCTTCAAAGTAAATCGCTCTGGCCACCACTCTTTCACTTCGTATTGCTGAAGCTCATCCGGTTTCTTCCCTTCAGCGCCAGCCAGCACTTCATAAACCGGCCTGATCAGCAGCCGATGCAGCGGTGGCTTTCCGCTCTGCATGCGCTTGCGTTCGCTTTCCACCACCTGGCTGTTGTAGTCCAGGCCATGCTGTGGTGTGCCGATGTATTCCGTGAAGCCATGGGGATCGCAAAGATTTAGCGTCATGGAAATTCGGCTGTTGATCTTGTTTAAGTTGGTTCCCACGCTTTTGCCGGTGCCCATATTTTCCGGCGTGATCGCATCATCGAACTTTAAAACGTCGCAATGGTGCCCGGTTTTTCCGCCTTCCACGGATCCAGCCTGCAGCGTGGGCGCTAGCAGCCGGAAATTCTTCCTGGCCGGCGAAGTCCATTTCGGTATCTCCGTCGACGCGAATTCGGTTCGCCTGGTGTCACAGAATTCGGGGAAGAGAATTTGAAAGAGCGAAGGCTTGCCATTCACTTCGCGCGGCTTGCCTTCCTGATCAAGCGTGAAGTGATCCACAGCGCCTTTTACGAACTGTTGCGCCAGGGCCAGGATATCGGTAAGGATGCGGATCCGCACATCGGGGAAACAAACGATCCACTGCACAATATCGGAAATATCGATTGTGGATTTGAGCCCGCCGCGCGTTAGCCACAGCAAGCCGAAGTGGGATCCGATGCAGATGCGCCCCCAGCAATCTCGGTACACGTGCGCGTAGCTGTTGCCGAAGGTTTGGATATCTGGCGCGTCTGGATCCTTATGGATAAAGAAATCGCACACTTCGCGGTGGCACTCAGCCAGATCTGGATATCCCAGCAGATCTTTGGCCAGGAAATACAGATCGCTTCGCGCGCGATAGCGCAGCTTCAAACCTTGTTCGAGAGTTAAGCCGTAAGGCTGCCAGCGCCGGCGGAATTCGCTTAGCTGGTCGGAAGGTAGGAGAGAATCAGGCATCGGATCTGCACGCGGGCGGCGCTGGTTTGTTT